GGCAAACCCTTTGGGGCTAATGGCGTTAATCATGCTTAACACATGCCCCTCTTGCCAAGACACTTTGGCGACATTGGCAAGTTTCTGCCAAATGGTTGTCGCTGATGGGTCTGCCCAAGCATCAGCAACCGCCTTACCCATTTTAACGCCCACATCTGCCAAGGCATAGGCTTTTGACGCAGCGAACATCACACGGTAGGCTTTGGACTGCTCACCTGCATGGTCTTTGATGAGACCTGCCAGTGCCCCAAATGTTGTACCATAAGCCTGCAAGGTTTTGCTAAGGCGTTCTTCTTCAAGTTGCTCGGTTTTTTGGGTGTATAAGGCTGTTATGGCGTACATTTGCTCTTCATGTGTGCGTTTGGCTTCTTGTAATAGCCTGCTACGCTCATTAAAATCATCGATGACAAAATTGCCTGTCTCATCCTTATCATTGATGGCTTTTTGCACATCATGATAACGTGCCAGCTCATCGTTTTTGTTGTCCTGATGAGTTTTGTCAAGCTGATACTGTGCGTACTCATTGGGCGACAGACGTTTTTGGTTCATGATATCGTTATATTGTGCCATGTAGCCTGTGTTTTTTAACTGCTCAAATGCCTTGTCAAATTCAGCCACCTTTTTTTGTTGTGCCATCTGATACTGCTGAACATCAAAGGCGTATTTGTCTTCTATCGCCTGATAATGGATGGCTTTTTCTTGTTGGGATAACTGGGTATCTAGGTTAATCTTATGCTCTGCCAACTCCTTTTCAATTTTCAACCGTTCAGCAGCGTTTAAACGATAAGCATTTAATTGAAAGTCGGTTGATTTTTTGTGGTAGATTTGGCTCTCATCAAATTGGTATTTGGCAAGTTGCTTCCACTTTGTTGCTGTTTTTTCATCAAATCCTGCCCCATGAATCTCTTCTAAGAGCTTTTTGAGTTCATACTTTGCCTTGGTGTACCTGTCCATGAAGCGAAGTTCTATCTGCTCTCGCATTTTGGCAAGCTCTTCTGGGGTTTTTTGTTTTGGCTCTTTGGGTTTTTTGTCTTTATCGCCCCTACCGCCTTTACCCTTTTTCCCCTTTTGCTCTTTGGTGTTGTCTTTTGTAGCGGCGGTATTGGCTTTTGTGGCATCGGCAAGCCGTGCCGTCTGCTTATCATACGCACGACTGCCAACAGAAGCCCCATAATTGTCCACATAGGGCATGATGCTCTCCATGACACTGCCAATGTTATCAGACAAAGACTGACCGCTCAAAGCCAAATACTCGCTTTGTCTAAAACTGACCCCTGTGCCTGCCACCTTTGGAATGACATTCATGCGAACGCTAAACGGTGTGGTAGAGAGTGCATCATTTAGCCCTTTTATCATGCCATTGACTTTGTCAATTGCCCCATTAACCATGCCAATAACGGCTTGTGATACGCCATTGGCGACGGCTTTGATGGTATTGCCTGTGGCGATGACAACATTGCCAAAAGCTCTGCCTACCTGATAAACGCCATTTCCTATCCACTTAAAAAAACCGCCAATGGTTGAGATGGCGGACGCTAATATACGCCCAACCGCCTGAATAAGCCCTGCAAAACCGTTTTGGGTGTTGGCAAAGAAAACAGCAAATCCTTGACTGCTCTCTTCACCGCTTTGCTTAAAACTGCTTGATATGTTAAACGCCACCGCTTCTGCCAAATCGGACAATCCCTTTAATCCTGTGCCAACCGTACTAAACAAATCACCAAAAATGATGCCTATGGTGTCTAGCACATCATCCAAACCATAAAAAGCAGATGCCAACGCCACCACGCCTGCCGTCATCGCCACCAAAGGGTGTGCCATAATGACCTTACCCAACGCACTAAATGCTGTTGTGGTTAGAGTAACACGACTGGCAAGTGATACCAATGCCACACCTGCCACAGCGACCGCCCCTTTGGCAAGGGTCTCAAAATTATCAGCCATACCCAATAATGACTTTACCACCACGGACGATAAGCCTGTGGTATTATTTACAAACTTATCCACAAACTTTTTATAATTGTTGCTAACCCTTTCAAGAGACCCGCTGATGGTAACAGGCATTTTGTCAAACATGGCTTGTAATCTGGGCGTGGCGTCCGCCAAGGCGTTATAAATCACTTCTGATGTGATAGCACCGTCGGAGGCAAGCTGTCGCACTTGCCCACGTGTTTTGCCCAACTTTTCTGCCACCAAATCAAGGATGATGGGGGCATTTTCTGCCAATGAGCGAAATTCATCGCCCTGCAACACGCCTGATTGCATGGCTTGCCCCAACTGCAAAATAGCGGACGCCTGCTCAGATGCTGACTTACCACCCACACCCATTGCCAAACTCACCGCATTTGTGAATTTTAGGACTTCTTCTTGGGATTTACCTAGATTGCTTAGGGCCCGAGCGGAGTTCGTATAAAGCCCTGTGGTTGCTGATATGTCCGTTAGGTTCTTGTTCGCCATTTGGTGCAAGCGTTCATTGACCGCCACATACTCTTCATGGCTTGCCGTTACTAGCTTAACTTGACTGTTTAGCTCCTGCATGTGGTCGGCAGTCTTAGCGATAGAGAGACTAGCACCCACAAACATGCCCCCTGCAATAAGACCATGTAAAGATGACAGGCGGTTTTGTACCTCCCTTAAACGACTACCAAGGGTTTGCACTTGACCGCTTGCACCGCTTGCTGAGCGACTAACGCCATCAAAATCCCTTTGCAACTCTTCAATGCTCACCCCTGCTCTTTTGGCAGCTTCTGCAACGCTAATAAACTTGCCACCAGCTTCATGCCAACGACCTTTAGAGTCTTGGTAAATGCCATTTAATTTTGCTGTCTTATTTGCTAAATCTTCTGTATTTTTTGCCAAAACATCAACAGATTGGCTTGCCCTATTTGATGACCTACCAACATCCGCCAAACCACGACTTGCCGTGGCACTTGCCCCACCCATGCGATTAAGTCCGCTTGTTGTGGCGTTTGTTGCCCCTGTCAAATGATTGGCACTGCTTGATATGGCACTAAATGTAGTAGCTAGATTTGAACCGTTACGCTCCAAATCTTGCATGTTTTTGCGTAAGCGTTTTAATGAATTGTCCGCATCACTGGCATCTACAACAATACTTAACCGTGATGTCTGTTCCATATTACCCCCAATAAAAAACCGCCCTTTCGGACGGTCATAAAAAAACACCCTACAAGAAAATTGTGGGGTGCTTCTAAACAGTTAAAATCAAATAATCATAGCATTACCGCCATAATAATTAATACGATTCGGCTCAAACATCGGTTTGCCATATTTGTTTGTCAGTTTCATGTCATGGGCGAGTTGTGCAATATCTCTAACATTGTTCACCACAAAGTCATGCACATTTCTACCCATTTCATCGTCAAAGAACATGATACCTTTCATCTGCTTAATCAGTCGCACATAGTCCCTTAGGTGTACGGCACTATTGGCAAGCACATCATAAAGCATGGCATTATCCACAGGCTTTCTGCCATGTTGCAATACCAAGCCATGCACATACTCCACCGCTTGATGTACCTGCTCACCTGTCAGCTCATCAACACAGCCCACATCAAAGCGTTGGTGTATCATTTTCCACACATTGCTATAAATCGCCCCTGTCTCGGTAACGAGCATATTTACCGCTTGTACCAGTGGCTTACGGTCGTCTTTGGTTGCTCGTGGATTGACTGCCACACCATTGTTCCAATAATCAAATAAGGCTTGGTAGCATTCTTTTTTGTAAGTGATGAGCTTGTCTTTGATTTGGGCTTTGACACGGTTTGTATCTACGCCAAATAGCCAACCGTTTAAGTAGTGGATTGGCAAGCATAATAATTCACGGTTTTTGCCATCTGTTGCAACCGCCTTTATCATACAGGCGGTTGAATTTAGTACTTCATCACGGCTAATGCGTTGGCGTTGTGCTTCCCAATCAAGACCAATATTCTCACAAATGGGTTTCATCGCCACATAAGCGACACCGTCTTTTTGTAGGGTGATTAGGGATTGTTCGTGAAAATTCACGGTTTGGATTGCGTTCATAAGAACTCCTAGTTGATTAGTTAGTAATTGTTACCATAGGGTAACGGGCATCAACTACCACAACTAGATGGCGGAGCTTATTTCCTATTGCTAGGTGTTGTATTAGGCTCTCTCAACCCGTCATAAGACGTTTTGAAATGGTTTTTATCGCAAAAGGGTTCGGATTAACTTTTAGGATAAATAGGCATAAAAACACGCTCTTTCGGGGCGAGATTTGATACCGCTAGTTGTTTAGTAGTAGGCACATCATACCCCAATCCCTACCCCATGTCAAGCCCTACCACCATTTAACGGCATTGATGTAATCAGGCAATTTAAAAAACACAATAATGATGCAAATCATTGCCGTGATTTTCCAAAGCAATCTTCCAACCTTCTCGGGCGTTACTTCAATCATAAAACCCCCACTCACTCATCTTTAAACTTTCGCCATTCGCTTAAAATGTTTGGCAATCGCCACACAAATACAATCAGCAAGGCAAACACACCCAAAATTAACAAATTTGACATCGGTAATTCTCCCAATTTACTCAAATCTATGGTAAAATTCACTTATTATTTACTCCTACTGCACTTAGGTTTAAATGAAAAACCCCAAACTCTGCAAAGTTTGGGGTTTTGTTTATGAAGAAACCCACTCATTGAGTGGGTTTCCATCGTCATTTTGGAAAAGGATGTTTTCGATACATTCGTATAGAGCCGTTCGCTTTATCTATGGTAAAACGCTCTACAACCACAGGTTCATCAAGTTTTTGATAAATATTGATAACATTTGCTTTCTCAAAATCTCTCTTATATTCGTAAACTTTCATATCATAAAGCATTGGCTTTAATTCACCATCATCAATCTGGTAAGCCAGAACCAGTGTGTTAGGTATGTCAGAAGCGACACTTATTCTTAAAAAACCCTCCTTAAAATCCATTCCCTCTTGCAAGATACCCCCTTGAGATTTCAAATTAAAGGTTTCAGGATTAAATGAGTAACCTTTAAAAAAGAAACCTTCTCTTATGTTCGGATATATATAACCACTTCTAGCATATAGATTAAAATCCTTATCATATGTTGCTATTGAGTTAAGTAGGGCTTGGTAACTATCAGCCTTAATTTCCACCATATTTCCATCATCATAAAGCCCCAAATTCGGACATTCAATAAAGTATGGTTTGTTGTAATTTTTTGTAGAGTCGGATTTTGGCGGATTAGGGAAAACGGCAGGATTTTTCCAAAAAGCCCCTATTTCAAGCTGTGTATTCACACCACTGCCAGTGGTTAATTGCAGGCTATCGCAGTCAGCCTTAATCATTGAATAATCATCGTGTGCTTGCCCCTTGGAAGTCATACAAGCGAGAATGATACTTGCCAATAAAGCATTTTTCACTGATACAGTCATTTCATCGACATCCTTTCATATTATCACTCTTAGTTGTAACCATTTTTCCATCAGGTTTTGAACAAGTAATCAAAACAGCTCCGTTAGTCGTGCAGTATTTTACTACGGATAAGTCGGATGTATTAACTAGATGCAAAACCGTTTGCCCACCAAGGAAATCAGCAGTTTGTTTTTGCAGTGATATACAACTGCTAAAATCCATCTGCTGACTATGACTTTCCACATTATTGCCACTCTGTTTACTTTGTGAAGTTTTCTTCGGCTCAAGTTTTTTTACAGGCTCCTGCTGTATAGGCTCGACAGGCTCGGCTTTTTTTTGCTGTATAACTACATTTTGACTTTCAACATTATCTAATTTTTCCGTGCCACTAGATACTGTTTGAGCATCTTGTTGTTGCCTTAAAACCTCTTGATTGCTAATAATCAATAAAGGAACAAAAGTTAAAGCCAAACTTATCATGACAACTGGGCGAGACTTGACAGGCAATTTGATTCTTATTGGCGGTAATAAAATCAGACCGCCCATAAGAATCAATAAACCACCAATAATCCTACCTTCAAATAACCAAGCTAATCCAATCAAAATAGACAGCAAGCCCCATAGCCAAGATAGACAACTCAAGATGAATCTTTTAAGCTTTTGCATGTTATCTGCAAACCCTTTTAGACTTACTAATTGAACCGTCTTTGCAGACAAATTTATCACCGCTACAATGACTGACGCCACCTTTTTTACCGCTACAAGGTTTGTTGCCTTTTGCCATGGCAGGTGCAGACACCAACATCAGGGCGGTGCAGATTGCTAGAAAATTTTTCATCTTAATGCTCCAATTTAAAAAGAGGAGCATATATCTTACACCAAACAGTAACAAGATAGCAATAGGCAGTTACAATTTACTGCCTATTGCTATCTTGCACCATACTCAAATACTCATCATCAATGGCAAATACCGCCTTATCTATCCACTCACGATGAAAGGGCAATGGATAAACCGCCAGCACGTCGCTTATCTGTGCTACCGTTAAGGGCAGGGGAATGATTGCCATGGCAGATAAATAAGACCGCCCACGACTGGCAAGCCAAAAGGTCTCAATGACAGCATTGACCCAATAATCAGTAGGCACCTCATCAGGGATGGGCAGGTTTAAATGGGCATAAACCTGCCTATCAAAGTCGCTTAGGTCTTGGTAGTTTTGCTCCCATTTGAACCTTTGGACGGCTTTTTTGCCAAATCAGTTGCCTTTTGTTTGGCACTTTGGGCGGTTTTCTCGCTACACTCTAAGCACCAAATGGAGAATTCAAAGCCATCAGGCAGACAGGCGATAAGTTTAATGAAATTCTCCCCTGTGATGGGCAATTTATCCTGACTGCCATCATCATCTAGCACCACATCCCAATCAGCAATCAAATGCTCCCCAATGGCATAGCCCATGGCTTCGTTAATGTTTAACTCATCATCGTTCATCTTGGCGATGACATCAGCGGTCAATGGGGTGTCCTGCTCTTGCTCTTTTTTTGCCATGATAAGGGCATGCGTTCGCAAAAAGGCAGGTTTTAGGGCAGAATAAAAGGTAACACGAATGCCCGTCTCATCATGGGTAAAGGTGCTTGTAAAATCTTTATCATCTGCCAAATCTTGTTTTTTAATGATATAAGCCATTCATCACTCCTATGCTGGTATTTTAGTTAAGGTTGGAGCTTGTTCCACCACGGTATAATTTACGTTCTGTTTAATCAAATCATTCATGCCACCATTTGGGGTCTCACCTGCCACCTGTGCTTTGGGAATGTTAAGTACGTATTTTGACCCATCAGCCAATTTTAAGGTCAGTTCAATGGCAACCGTCGCCCCTGTCATTTGCTTATTAACAAGCTCTTGGGCTTTTTTGCCATAGGCTAGGGTTAATGACCCTGACATTTTTGCCATCATTTCAAGTAAAGTGCCTGCAAAAATGCCATCCCCCAAACACTTTTGGGCTTGAATGTTGTTGTCTATCTCAAAGCTAAATTCAGTAACACACGCCACGCCTTTTGTGGTAACCCCATCAATCTTGATGTCTTCTACCGACAAAGACGTTACCCTTTGTAGGTTGGCAGATTTGGTGGGTGTTTTGCTATAAGGGGTGTCATTTTGGTTTTTGTAGTCTGTCCCCATGACCCCAAAAGTACAAGTTGCATAGCCTGTATCAGATAGGGTAAGTTTTAGGGTATTGACACGCACACCGCCATAATAGTGATAAATGCCCACATCTTTATAGCCCACTTCCACGGTAAAGGTTTTGGCACTATTGCCTGCAAATGTCAAAACGTTACTTTTCCACTCACTAAACGCCGCCGCTGCAAGCCAGTCATCATAAGCGTCTTTGGCAAATTCTACCTCAATATCGCCTTGCACCTGACCGCCTGTTACCAGTCCTGCTTGTGCAATACGGCTATCGGTAATGGTTTGGCTTTCTGTGTTCTCAAAACTTGCACTCAAACCGTTTGAGACGTAGGGCAGGATTTTCCATCCTGTTTTTGGCACTTCATTAGTTGTTTGGGGGGCGTATGCCACCACAATGGTTGAACCACGAGACATAATTTCTACTCCTAAGCCCTATGGGCTGTTAAAAGGTAATTGGGGTTGCATTTGTTCTTGGACGGACAAAATGGCGGTGTTTAGGTCGTCTCGTCTCTTTTTCCAATCGGATAGACCTTTACCGCACAAACTGGCAAATGCCTGTTCACGCTCTTTTAAGTCGCTAAGCAAGGTGTATTGTTGCATTAGCTCCATCGTCTCACTTTGCAACAATGAGCGAGCGTAGAAAAATGCTTGAACCAATGCTTTTTTAAAGGCAATCACTTTGGGGCTGTTTCGCATAAGGGTCATTAAAAACGTGGCTTGCTGTTCGTTAAGCTCAAAATACGGCACATCACCACCACCGTGCTGACCTTTCAATCTTGGTTGGATTTTAAATCCGACCTTGCCAAATTCTGCAAAATCAGGCATATAAGACCGCACCAATTTAATTACATTTTCATGCTTAACGCCTAAGCCCTGTGCGATTTGCAGGGTTGTTGTTTTTGGCTGACCATCATCAACCATGACCAATTCACTCATATTCACTCCGAACATAAAAATTCTTGCCACATAAAAAATCCCCACAGATTGGCAAGATAATCTACGGGGAATGCCTTTAAAAATTTTTAGTAGTACCGATATGGCACACTCACATTTATTTGATAAATACCGTCATTAGACGGCACGTTGATGATGCTAGGGGCTAATAGTTCAAGCCGTCCTAACTGCTTTGCTTTTAGGTGTTGGGCAAGACCATCCGCCCACGTCTTAATCTTAACCGTGCCTTGATTTTCCGCACAAAATAGCTGTACGACAAGCGTACCTACCTGCAAGACACACGGCTCATCAGATAGGCTTGCAATGGCGTTAATACCGCCCAATATTGACACACGCCCCCATACACCGTCTTTGGGTGGTGCGATGTTACGGTTATCCCGTGCTAGGCGTTTTGGGTCAAAATGTTGCCATGTTGCGATATGGGTTAAAATGATTTGTTCAATTTCTAAGCTATTCATAGGCTTGCCACCGCACTATTGAAGGCATTACCGTACACCCCTGTTGGGGCTTGTTGTGACCAGCCGTGTTCAAGTCGCAACGCATAGGGCAGGTTGTTTTGAATGTAGATGATGGGATAGGTGTGCTTTGGCAGACCTAAGACAAGCTCAACACCGCCCCCATTTTCATTTAGGCTTTTTGTGCCAATACTGATATGATGGGCATTTTTGTAACGCCCTTTACGCACAGGACTTAGGGCGATGACATTGTTATAGCAGTCAATGGCAAATTTGCGATAGACATCATCTAGCTTGTCAGCGACTTTATCCACAAATGAATTAGGCGGTGTCATCCACATGTAGCCCCCTTAATTGAATGGCATAGCTGATATTGGCAGGGTCTTTTTTAATACTAAGCACACGCATATCATTGATGACATCATCAATCATGGGCGTGTCTGTCAGCTCACTTTGTAAACAGGTGAGTTTGACATCTTTCATACTAACCGCTTGCCCATCTGTCTCATAAGCACTGTATGACCCAAATACCCCACGCCCTTTATAGGCATGGGTTTTTGTGCCTGTATCATTAACCGCCCAATCATCATCAGATAAGATGACACGCCTGCCTGTGAAGTCTTTGACAGCATCTTTTAAGTCGCCATCAAAGGCTTGTTTTATTTCTTGTGTGATTTCTTGTTTCATGATTTGCACCAAAAAAATCAAACTTTTTTAAAAATAATGCTTGACAATTAGGCAATAAATGCCTATAATATAATCATAGCCAAGCAATCATGCTTAGGCAACAAAAACCGCCTAAGGAGCGATGAGATGAATGTTGTTTCCAAAACTGAAGCTGAAACCAAAGTTAAAAAAGCTGTAAAAGAATTAAACATTAAAGCCAAAATCAAAGTTACTCAACATAGATTTAAGGTTTATGTTTTAATAACAACAACCAACGCTAAACTTTGCGAAGTTGAAGCACTTAAAAAAGTAACTTCTAAAATGACATCAGAGATTGATGATATTTATGTTACGCATAACAACACTCAAACCAATGAATATGCCGAGATATTGAATGATTTAGCAGTAAAATTTTTCTGCAAAAAATATCGCAACAATCATCAAACTGATGAAGAGTTAGCAGAAATTGCAAAACTACACATTCAAAAAATCATCAATGGTACGCACAGACTTTCAAGTGAATTTTGGGCAACTATTTAAACAAAAAAAGCCTGCTGCAATTAGTAGGCTTTTTCAGGATTTAAAAAAATGAAACCACACATTGACAACCACAGACCCGACCCAACCTATCTTAGGGCCTTGCTTAAAAAAGCAGAGCTATCTCAGCGAAAAGCCGCCCATATGCTTGGCGTGTCTGAACGCATGATGCGTTATTATTTGGTGCATACAGATGACCCAAATTACCGCCCCATGCCTTATGCTGTGCAATTTTGCCTTGAATGCTTAGCCAAAACTTAGCCCCTTACCACAGACAAGCTAAACATTCCCAAAGGCTGTTGTAAATACGGCTCAATGAGTGCCAAAGCGATTTGCTCATTTTGGCTCATAGCCTGCCCCATCTGTCCATCTGCATAAGTCTTTGAAACAGACACATCACCTGCCTTTGATGACTTTGAGATGACCTGACCTTCGGTGCGTGTGGCAAACAAATCCCCATCAAGCCACGCTCTGGCAATGTATCTGCCTGCTTGTTTGATGGGGTCAGGGATTGTATCAAATACCCTGATTTTATGCTTATTTAGCCACGCATTGACAATAACCACAGTTTGTTCATCAGCCTTATCAATGTCTGTTAAATCATCAAGTGTTATCATTGTTTCATCCTAAAAAACCGTAATCGTTTATCCGAAATTTTTAAACTGTCAGGTGCGAGTTTAAAAATTGCTCAAATAAATCCAGCCCCAAGGGTGCTAATTTATCTCGCCATAAAATAGCCAGCGTATCTCCGCTATCTACGGTAACGGAAGATTGGGCAAGCACCACTCCCGTATCCCACTCATCGTCAAGCTGATAGAGCGAACCGCCCACAATCTTGTCGCCATTGTCAAATGCGTCTTTGACGGCGTGTCTGCCTTTATATTTTGGCAACAGGCTTGGGTGGTAGCCAACCGCCCCAAGCCTTGCCTTGTCTCTTGCTTGTTTTTCCACAAAACAATAAGCGTGGGCAGTTAGGATAACATCCACCCCAGTCGGTACTTGGTCGGCGGTTAAGGTTTTGTCGTGGACAACAATGGGGATTTGATGGATTGTTGCCAATCTTGCTAAACGGTCTGTATTGTTTGGGGGCGATACAGCAACCACTTCAATATTTGATTGGGTTAAACACCATGCCAAAAGCTTTTCGGCAAGCCATTTTTGCCCGACTATCATTACTTTTAATTCATTCATCAAAATTCTCTCCCAAATAGCGAAAGCCCTGTACTGCCCTAAAATGCCCGCCATAGCCACTGCCAGTATTCTTACCACTTGCTTTGACCATGGTTTGCTGGCTTCGCAGTTTATTGCCGCCGTGTAGTTTGGCACTAATCTGCGTCCATTTCTTATCACGCCTTAGAGCCTGAGCAAGGTTTGGGTGACTGGTGTGAAAAATGGTTCGCATTGGCTTGTTGTAGCGGTTTTCGCCATTTAGCCACATTTGACACACGGCATTTAAAAACCGCATTCCAATGCCAGCTCCCTGCCACTCTGGCATGACCACAAGCCGACAGGCACGGGCTTCTATTAGTCCTGGTAGTGTGGATACCGCCAAATGAGCCACAAGCTCGCCACCCACCACCGCCACATAGTTGGTAGATGCAATCATTTTAGGCATTTTTAAATAATGATGTGGCTCAAAAAGTTCCCAAAATCGCCAGTTGGTTTGGTAGATGACAAAGGCAATGGGTGGTTTTCGCCAAAGTAACCTCCGATTGACACTAAATTCGCCTGTGTCGGTGTTATATACCCAGTCAGGCTCTATCCAATCTAACACATCATAGTGGCAGGTTAATAAAACCGCTTGTTTGCCCTTTGTCCGTTTCCATGCTTTGGCAAAGGCGGACGCACCGATACAGGCAATCTGCCTATCTACCACGCTACTAAATTCATCAATGATTAGGCGGTTTGGCTCGTCCGCTAGTGCTTTGGCAAGATTGGCACGAAACTGCTCACCATTACTTAACACTTGATAAGGGCGTAGCCACGCAGGAACTGTGCCAAGCCCCACCGCAGACAGACAAGCGGTGGCTTTGTCTATGCTGTCATTTGTGGCGATTTGGTCTATGATGGGTTTGTCAGCTTGCCAAGTGGGGTTGTAAATGGGTGTGTCCTCCCAAATTTGCTTGCCAATACTGGTTTTGCCTGTACCAGAGCGACCAACAATGACACCGAGTTGCCAATCGCCTTGCCCGTTTTCATCTTGCCAATGCTCGCTCTCAATGGGTAGGTCAGCTGTGATTTTGACATCTGCCCCAGTTTCTACATTAAAAATCGATTTGACACGTTCAGCTCGGTAGCTGTCAAAGTCAGTGCAGGTATGGTGGATATTAACAATCATACGACCACCACCTTAGCCTTGTAGCCTAGCTGTTTGAGCTGTTCAAAGATGGTTTGTTGGTGGGCTTCATCATCGCATTGGATAATCAAGCCAAATTTAGGCTTATAGTTAAAGCCGTTTTTGGCAGGGGCGTCTATCCTAGCTTTTTTAGTCTTGCTCATGTCGAATCCTATGCTAATCCTTAAATTACCAATGAAAAACCCCACCTAAAACAGATGAGGTCTTGTTTCATACTACCGCCTTTGGCGTTCTGCGTGATTTAGCTTTAGTTTGTTCACTATCATCATCAATGGCAGGCGTGTCATCAACACCCAAGCGAATGACATTTACGCCAATTGCTTGGTAAGCCAGCTCAATGTGCGGATAATCGCCAATAACCGTAACGGCGTCTGTTTGCTCTGTTTTTTCAAAGTATTCAGGGTTTCGGTATTCACCATCAACCCCCAAGACTTTTTTACCCTGCTTGCTATAAACTAACATATCAACCCTCTGCAATATTTAAAATCACGCCTGCGGTGTTTTTGTCGCTCGTTGCGTATTTTTCCCAATTGGCTGTTGCCCCCAAGGTTGCCAAGTTCGGATTAGCCCCTGCCGTATCTTTATAGCTGTATCCCAAGACATCAAGGTTAAACGCTCCTTCAGCTCGTACGCCAATCACTAGGTTTTCTTTGGTATTGTCTTGATACACTCTAAAAGCAGGTAATTGGCTATTTCTGATACGAATTGCCCCTTGTTGTAAGCCAAAAATAGTATCTTTTTTAGCTTGGTCGGTTACCAAAACAGGAATACCCATCGTACCGGGTGCACCGCCATAAACCACGGTACTGGCTTCTTGATACAGTTTATCGGTAATTGCCCCATCTACAATATCAAAATAGCTTGCTGCGTCCATCACCAGCAAGGACAAGTTAGAAAACTTATCACCAAACTTTCTCATACCTTGGGTAATTACTTTTCGCCCATGCTCTGACAACTTAGCCGTTACCAACATGGATGAATTTGAGCCTACCGCCCCTTGTAGTGCTGCGGTGGCATATTTCCAATAACCTGCCATTAAAGCATCGGCATAGTCTTGCCCAAGCAGTAAAGAAAACTCATCTACATTGCGTGCACGGCGTTTAAACGCTTCTTCGGTAGTTTCATAAGGCCCAAACTTAAACGGTACTTTAACGCCCACTCGCTCCGCCATGGCAATCTTTTTGGCTTGTACAACGCTAGTGCTGTTAACATCTCGGTGTTCAATCTCGCCTGCAATCTTATAAAGAGACTCTTTGGTAAAATCACCTTGTAGGTTCTCATCACTTAACAAAATAGCGTTATTGGACGCTTTGTTAAATACCGCCAAATTCTCTTGTAAGCGTTCAAGATAAGCGGTTTGAGCAAGCTCATTGTAAATAAGTACATCGTTATTGGTTGTTATCGCCATAAATTAAGCTCCTAAATTTAAATAGGCGGTTTGCCCATGTTCTTTGATGAAAGCGGACTTTTGCTCAAGTGACATTTGGCTACGCTTTAAGTTTGTCGTACCTGCCTGTGCCAACGGCTGTTTAACACCTGCACCACTTGCCCCTGAACCACGCAAAATATCGCTTTTACTTGGATAATGGTTAATAATGGTCTCAAAAGCTTCATCAAAATTAGCAAGCTCACCCATGTTTGTGCGTGAGTAAATTGGTTCGCCATTTAAGTAACCAACCACTTTACCATCTACCATATCAAAATATCGCCCAAACGCATTTTGGGCAATATCAGGCGGTAGCAAGGTCTTATCCTTGATAAAACTTGAACGAGCAAACTCACCGCCAATAACCGCACTTCGGTAGTCATCATTAATCTTTTTGATTTGGGCGTCTTTTTGGGCAAGCTGTTCATCTAAGGCTTTTCTAGCTTCCGCTTTTACCTTTTCAACTTCGCCTGCATCAATTAACCTTTTATCATCAAGATTTTTCATCAGCTCTAATGCTCGTCTTGCTTCGTCAGCGTCCAAGCCATCAAAAGATTTCAATAAGGATTGTGCCTTTTGCTTTTCTTCACGATGGTTTTTAGCTTCTGAATTAAGCTGGCTTATCTTTGCCATTGTTGCTTGTGCATCAAAGGCAATTTCTTGTCCATCATCATGTACATAAATAGGCTTACCATCTTGTACAATCGCATAGCCGTTTTCATCAGTTTTTAATTGCATGTTTGTCTCCATTTGCGTGCTATCCAGCACAAAACACCCTTGGTTTTCCAACCTTGGGCAACAAAAAAGCCCTATAATTGGGCTTTAATCTCATCTAGCGTCATCGGTCTTAAATTCTTATCAAATTCTTTAAACTCATCAACGCTACTTTCTTGAAATAGTTTGGCTTTTTTCTTGCCCAAAACTTCCACTTGATACGCCTTGGACTGATTTTTTAGCCACTCGTAATAGGTTTGGTTTTTGACCACACCGTCCATACTGGTACGCTGTTTGGGAGATTGGTAGCCATCATAAACAATCTCAAAACTAGAACGGCAATTGTAATGATAGGGCGGATAAACTGCCTTATCAATCGGCATTATCTCACCGTCCAAATGCCTACAAATACCACTTGTTCGTAAATCTAAGGTTGCAATGACTTTAATGCCTTTGATGATGTCTTTGTTATCATGAATAAATTGCTGTTTGGCTTGGCTTGCAACAATTGCCGTGCCTGTGTGAGCAATGGTCTTGGCGTGGCGTGTCGTGGTTTGTAAAATCCCATCTTGGTAGCGGTTTTTGCGTGTACCTCGGATAATCTGAATAAGCTCTTGGTTGGTTAAGCCATTGGTATAAGCGTAGCTAATAGCATTACTTATCTGTGTGCTTTGTTCATCACCAAACTTAGCCAAAATCTGATTAAGCGTTACGCCAACCTGAGCAGATAGCTTGATGGGGCTGTCTGCGTCAAATTGTGGCTCATTAATGTTTAGCGTATCTAGCTTATCATCATCAACCATTTTGGTTTCAAGCGTATAACTGTAATTGTATAGCTCCTGCCAATCGTTGCTTAAATCTAAGGCGTAACCCACCAAAAAGCCCATCAGCTCCTGCTTACTCTCGCCAATTAATAACTCAAATTCTTTATATTTAAGCTCACTAATTTCATGACGAAATACCACCAATTGTAAAAACTCATCAATTTCATTAAGTGTGGTTTTAAACTTATTTGACAGATGAACCTTGAGCCTTTCTAAATTGATTAAATGCTTCATAAGTCATGCTCGGTTGTTCAATTAATCCATCTATTTCATCATTGCTAAGCTCGCCACTGATTAAATTAAACTCTTTGGCTTTATCATACAGTACAGATTTAGGTAGCTTGCCTGCGTCAATTAAGCCTGATAACTGTGTTAGCAAGCCAATATCAACCGCATGTTGGCTAAATTGCTGTCTAATAACAAATTTCGGTGGATGCTTTGCCCCTGTGTATCTATTGCACCAGTTTAGCAATGATAAAAAGCCTTCGTTAATATTGGCAACACATAAAGACGCTTGGCTGTGCTGTGCTAATGTTTCATTTTCTGCTTGGGTTGCTGTCTTGATTGCACCGCTTGCCTGCCCAAGCTGAAAGCCAAGCTCGCTGATAATACCCCTTTTCTCCACAATGCCATCGGTTGCCATTGTGTTGGGGCTTGCCTGAGCAAAGCCAAATGAACCATGTTCGCCCAGCATTAATACAATCTCACTACCAAGCTTAAAGGGGAGTACCTCGCCTGTTTCTTGATTGCGGTACATATCCATTGTTTGTGCGTCCATGTTCAAAAACGGCTGTATTTGCCCACACATAAAACGGCTGTTTTCGGCATCAGCACTATTGCAATAAATGCCATGCTCAATATGCACCAAAGGCTCAATGGGTATTTTTTGTTTTTCAAAAGTATTAAATTGACTGCCAAAAATCTGAAAAGGGATACGCTCCCAATGCTTGCCATTGTGGTCAAGGGGTCGGCTAAATGAATTTGGCACAACAAAAAACTCGCCTGTGTTATCTTGTTGCCAAACTTCACTATAATAGCCGTGCTCATCAAGCCCAAGTACTCGCCACTGGTCAATGATGTCTTGCACAAAAGGGTCGTCAGTCTGCCTTTGTCTCACCAATTCATGTAAGACAATCATATCGTCTTGCCAATTGATAATACTACCGGCAGGGTAAAAAATAAGCTTGGGATTTGCATTCAATCTAGCGTCGTCAGCTTGGCTATTGTTACCACCTGCTAGGCTTGGATAGTCCACCAATATGCCACACCGCCCATTCACCAGCAAGGCTTCTAGTGTCTTTTGGGCTTGATGATACAGTGATGTTCCTTGCCCATCTGCATCATAAACCAAGGCATCTAATCGCTCATCAATATCCAAAATGGGGTCTAGCTTAAATGCCAAGCCTAAGTATTGATTGACCACTTTGCTTGAATATTCATAAAAAACCGCTCGCTTTAAATAATTGTCGTATCGTTTTTTAGCAAGCAAGCTATCATCTTGCTGGTTCGGTCTTGGCAGGTAAATCTCGCCCTTATTTTTAACCGCTCTTGTTCCTGCAACAAAGTCATTACACATCACCCAAGATGGCAATGCTTCGTTGTAATCAGGGTGTGTGCTATTTACTGGCATAATCTTTCCTAGTACGGCATTTGGATAAATGAACTTAATGCAGGCTTGCTAATTGGATATTGATAAGCAACAAAGTAACCACCAGCGTCATTCATGTGGTCATATCCTGCTGTCTTATCAGGCATGCCTGATTTATCATAAACTTGCTTTTCTAAGCTGTCGGTATATTCAGGACACATTCTTGTATTAATAAAATAGCGTCTATCGCCTTGGCTGTTGCAAATCAAGGCGTTCATGGCATTTACCCTGTCTTTAATGCTTGGGTTTGTGCTTGCAACTTTAATACTAAATCCTGCCTGCCTTAAAATAGTGTGGTCTGAAACACTTGACGATTTAGAACTTGTATTGTGTCCGCTGGCATCAGGGTAGATAATAATATGATGGTTAGGATAACGGCTCTGAATGATTTGGCACATGGTCGGCGTATCTCTTGCCCCTATAATCTCATCAACGGCATAAGCCACATTATTCTTAATCACATGAACAACAGCCGACATATTCAACACATTAAAGTCCATACCAATATGCAGGATATCGCCTTTTTGTAAAGTAATATCTGTATGGTTTAATTGTCTGTCAAAATCAGGATAAACCGCACCACTGGTTAAATTGACAAACTGCCCATTCAGGTAGGCTTCAATCAGTTGTGGCGGATAAGACTGTCGCAAACTCTCAATATAGCCATCAGGCAGGTTTTTCTCATTGTCGTAGGTGCTTGCCTGTATCAGTCCATAAAACTTCGCCTTATCAGGGCTTGCATTAGCTTCTTTGACAAACTGCTCGTAGGTAAACTTAAAGCCCTCAGGCGTTGTGGTTACATCAATACCGTTTCTTAGATTTGGCACGTTGTAACGCATACGAGCGATAATCTTACGCCAAGCATCTCTTGCCTTGTCTGTTGGCAAGGTATCAAGCTCATCAACCAAAGCATGACCGATTTTAAAACCAACGATAGATGTTGGATTGTCCATTGAGCGACAAATAATCATGCCTAGATATTCTTTGCCGTGATACACCAAAACTTCTTTGTTTGACGTTTTGATTTCAACGCTCAATCCCCAATCGTTGGCACACTCTTCAATGGTGGGGTAAAAAATATCTCTAATCTGTGGATAAGTTGGGGCAAAGTAGCCAGCGTTTACATTCGGAAATTCCCAAAAATGCTTACACAAACTGGCACACCCTGCCCATGTCTTACCACTACCAAAGCCTGCAACATACGCCCTAAACTTATGGGGCATGTTCAGAAATCTAGCTTGTGGTATGTTCAGGATCGGCATTCTTTCTTCCGTCTTGTACGTTGATTACGATTTGGGTTGGTTTTGGTGCTGTCTTTTCTTCTATCTCTTCAGCTTGTTCACGCCAGCCTGCTTGAGTTTTCAAATAAAAAATAATGGCTGTTAAGTTGCCTTCATTGGCAATGGTTAAAAGGTTTTTTGCAACATTGCCAATTGCACGAGCTTTCCCCTTTTTATAATGCTCAAGTACTTCTGGCTGTCTTTCGCATACTGCCCTAAATGTGTTTCTTGCAATGCCAAAATAATCAGACATCTGCTCTAACGTCAAAACACTAGCCAACGCTTCCACTTGTGCCATCTGTTTTTCATTAAATACAATTTTTTTGGACATTGTTTTTTCCGTTGTAAAAAAGTGTTTGAGATTTACACCCCAAACACTTTAACTAGCTAAGTTTATTAAAATAAACTGCCTTGGCTATTCTTTGCACGATTCGTCGCACCTTTTTTCGCTGCAATGGAACGCTTAAACTTGGCAGCGGTTGCCTTATTAGCCGCACTATTAGCCGCCATTTCTGCCTTTGTTGCCTTACGTCCATTCTTGGTCTTGCCTACTGTTCGCAACACCTTAAATCGACCGCTTGACTTTTTCGCCATATGCCCTGCACTTGCACCAGCCATAATTATTCTCCTCTGCTAGATACCAAGTAAACATCAATATCATCTACATCAATATTCCCAAGTGTTGGGTCATCAATGCCTTGACGATACACCAAAATATGACGACCCTTCTCATCAAGAATCAAAGAGCCGTCATCGGTTACTAAAAACAAGTCATCATGCCTTAGGCGTGTTGGGAAATCCACAATCCGCCAAAGCGTTTCATGAACCTGTTTAAAGTTGTTTGCGTTACTTGGATAGCCAATGTTGCGAAGTGAACGCCCAATGCTTGCCAAATAACCTGAAAATTCCGAACCTTCCCACTCTGGAAAGACATTTGTCTGCTCATCAAAATAATCAAAGCTAAACGCTACCGTTTTTCCGTGTTCGCGAAGTTCACTAAAAAATGTGTCAATCGTTGGGAAAAATGGAAAGCCTAAATCAAAATAAGGTTGCCAAAAATTACCCTTTGTTGCTGTGATGGCGTCATAAACGTTAATATCCGCCTTGTCTAGTTCGCTAAGTAAATATTCGTAAGCGGTTTGGTCTTTGCTTTTCTTGCAGGCAATGTTTATCACGTCTATAAATTCTTTGGCTGGGCGTGATTTGATTTTTGGGCGTTGCATGTGGCTAATATGTATTTCGCCATACCACACATAATTTAGCCCATTACCTTTCAACCAACGAATAAAGCCGTCTATGTCTTTCCACCACTCAGGAACATAGGGATTTAGCCCAATGATGACATGATGACCGTACTCTTTGGCGAACAATGCCAACTCTTTTCTTTGGTCGAAGTTCGGTGCACCTGTTTCAGCCCTTGCAATGATGTGGTTATCATCACTAGTAAAACTAATATAAACTGCTGTAGGCTTGGAGCGTGATAGTACATTTTTAGCCTTTGCACCACCCCGAGTCTGAAATACAAAGCGTGTACCAATATCTGTGAACACATCAAAGATAGACGCAAATTGTTCAAAATTGGATTTAGCAAATGGGTCGCTGTCATTACTTACCATGATAGGATAACCCTCTTGCAGATAGCGAACAGATAAGTTTTTCATCTGCTTTCCATTTGCTACCGCATTTGCCACGTTGATAACTTTGTTGTAGTCTGCTCGTCTGTCTGGATTATTGAGATTGGCATAACAATAAAAGCAGTTATGACTACAATAATTAAGCCCCAAATGCACAGGCACGGGACTTACAAGATATTCACCAGTATAAGGTCTAATACTCATCGCTTTCACCCAATACATTTTGTAAGAAAAATTGTTTGTCCGATAATCCATCTTTAAGTTCGGACAATCGCTTGTGTTGTTGCTTGTTTAGGATAACCATGAATGTAAAATTGATAGGCTCTTTCTTTTGTGGCTTTGGTTCGTCTGGCGTACTTTCATCATATTCCAAGTCACTACCAAAGTCTTCATCAGGTTCTGTATATTCGCCAAGCCTATCCTCTCTGTCAGCAGGAAATTCAGCCCTTAGCTCGCCAAAATCTAAATCGCCACACAACGCCTCTAATTGCATTAAATCCATGTCAATGCTGGGAACTTCACACTCATGCAACTCTTTTAACTCGCTATAAAGTTTGTCTTTATCCCACTCTCCAAGCTCCGATGTTCGGTTATCTGCAATAATAAATGCTCTCGCTTCTTCATCGGTTAAATGGTCAAGTACAATACAGGGTACAACATTAAGTCTTAGCAACTTGGACGCTTCTACACGCCCATGCCCTGCTAAAATGTAGCCATTGCGAACCACAATAGGGATATTGAACCCATAACGCTCAATGCTATCAGCAATCGCCTCAACCTGCTTTTTTGGGTGCTTCTTGGAATTGCTAGGATGTGGCTTTAATTGCAAAGGATTTATTAAAGTTATTTCGGTGTTATTCATAAGTCAATCCAAAAAAGCGTTGGGCGTAACGGCCCGCTTTACAATATCAGCCATTAGGGCTTACCGTCTTGCCCAACAAAAGGCGTGGTTACCCACACCTAACCCCTTGTCGTGGGGGAAACCGCTACTAACCAACCTTTACCCACTTAATGCACAAAGACGGCTTAGGCTTGGCGTTCGTTCGTCAAATGGCGGTGCGACCAACTCACCCAATCAGATGATTTTACGCTGTGGTGCATTCTGTTATTGGTCAGATAACAGGAAATAAAAAACCCCACCAAAAGGCAGGGCTAAAATAAAAACGGCTAAGTTTTCACACTTAACCGCATTTTGCCAAATTATATGTTTTTTTGTTCGGTTTGTCAATAGCTTATCTGTCTTTAAATGTTTTTCGCCAATACTCGCCTGCCACATCATCAGCGATACTTAACTCACTAGCCACAGCACCTGCCACGTTGTCATACACAAGCGTGTGCGATTGGCAAAATGTGGATTTTGCAATCCCTAGCATTTTGGCTTTTTGTGTGTCTGTCAAAGCACATTGCACCGTATCAATCACAACCGCACGGGCAAGGTTTTTGGCGTGTTTTTGGCGTTGGGTCTTTGATTTATAGCCCTGTTCGGCAAGTTTGACAACTTCGTGATAAAACGCTTCACGCCTGCTGTCATCAACATAACACGCCACCGCCGATTGCATAAGGTTGGGATTGTCGCTAGGGGTGTGCTTACTGACATAAACAAGGCAACCACTAGCGTCCGCCACGTCAATCACACTTAGCGACTTGCCAAAGTTATTGCTAAAATCACTCGTGCTTTTTTGGCTCACCACCGCACGGGCTAAATCTAAATTTGCGTAATCATTCATCACAAATTTCTCCATCTCTTTTTTGCCTGCTCAAATTCCTTTTTAAATTTGCGACGTTCTTTTATCATGTCAAAAAGCAACACCGAACAAATGCAAAAGCTCAAAAATAACGGCAATAACATAAACACCAACACCAAAAAAATCCCCAAACCGTATTGTTCAATCATTGTTTACCCCCAAACTCTCCACAATCGCCCATTCTCTATCGGACAATTCCCAATTTATTAAATTGTTTTTGATTTGCAGTTCTTTTGTTTGCAATTCTTTTGTTTTGTTATCGCCAATCAGCAATCCGCCACCAAATAAAGTTTTTTTGTGTGCTTTTTGGCTATCAAGCTGACTAATAAAAACACTCTCATCAGCCGACACACTAAATTCAACCCCTGCCTTACATAATTTATTTAAATCATTTACCATCAGTATATTGGACGGATATTGATATTTTGGTAACTTTGGTTTTTGTTGCTCTAATGCTTGTAGGGCATTGTATAGTGTTGGGGCGGTCATTGCTCGCACATCACCACACAAATTAGTAACAAAACAAGTAATTACCACCGCCCCATTATCATAAGTGATTTTAGCAGGGGCAATAATGGCGGTATAATCACGGTTTCGCATTGAACCAAACACCGTCAAAGAAGGGGCGAACAAAAAGAATTTGATATTATTTGCCAAATAAAAATCAATGATTTTTGACAAAATAGAAAAAGGCGGATTGTCAATCACCACCGTGTTTTCATCATAATTTTTGGCGTGTGCTTGATAATCCCCATCAGGATAAAAGGGGCGTTTTATCTTTAAACTGTCCAAACTCAAAATATGCTTATCCACATAATCAAGCACCACATCATACACAAGAGGGGGTGTGAATGTGTCATCGCTCGTACTTCTTTTTTTAAATTTTTGTAGCCAGTCGTAATATTCTTTACTGCCCATCTCTCAACCCCCATTCTCTTAAATTCTTTGATAAACTCGTTCCACGCCATTGTTACCGCCTTATCATTGATGGCCACAACGGCGGTACCTGTGATGTCATCCACGCCCAGCACTTTGGCGTATTGCCCTGTTTTTGGGTTGAAATAGTAGGTCATGACACTCTCTTAAAATATTTGTCAATCTGTGCAGGATAATGGACACTTTCCACCCAGTCCATGGCATCATCTACCGAGCGACATTCTTTAAATTTACCTTCGCCATAGTTGCACAAGCCATTTTCAAAAATGGTGTAAGTGATAAATGTGTTGGCACTTACGTATCTATCGGCGTATTTTTTCCATACGATGGCAGGTATTTCAAATCTCATCATCAATCTCCCAAACTTGTAAATCAACCAGTCCGTCTTTGACAATTTCACCACGCTTGATGAGCATTTCATCTATCTGCCCATCATCATGCCATATACGCCCATTTAAGCCATCTAGCAGGGCTTTTAGACGGTTATCTAGGTCGCACACCCCCCTTGTACCAAAATGCACTGTAACGGCGATTTTGATGCGTTTTTGACTGGGTGCTTTTTTCACCATGACCCTAAGTTTGTCAAAATAGCCACCATCGTTTTTGTAGATGATGGGTCTGCCACGGATTACCCTTGTTCGGTAGTATTGGTTAAGCGTGGGCGGTAGTGGCAATCTGCCATCAAAGATAAGTTTCATGATACAAACCCGCTATCATCAAACTGGCATGTTTTGTCTAACTTGTTTACTCTGGTTGTTTTGGCAAATAACGCACGCACAAATTCGTCAGAAGCCAACTTAGCAGACGGATGTGGTTTTTGTGGCGTGTATTCAATGGTGATGGGAGCGATGTAGGGGGTGCATGGGGTTTTGGCGGCCACAAGTTCACGTACAATCATCTGGTAATGGTCTTTGAACGCACTGTGGGCGGTGATGGTCATGTTGCCGTTGTAGTCCGCTTGACTGAACAGATGGGCGGTTTTGTCATAGGCTTGTTTTTGTGCTTCGCTGATGGGTTTTGTGTTGTCAGCACGCCATGCTAGGATGTTTGACAACGCCCCATTATTGCCAATGTAGCTGTTGGCGATGGTGTCGGTGTTGTCAAAGCCGTCAATGCCTTTGCACCATTTGGCAAACAAAGCAGGGTCAGGACAATAACCCATGTGGCTGATTTTGGCAAGTCCTGTGTTAAGCTCGGATTTGGTCAGTCCATTGGTACAAAACGCAAATGCTGTTACGATTTGGGGCAACGATAAACCGTCAAAGGTTTTTTCAAATGAGCGTGGTACGATGGATTTGATGATTGCGGTTAAATGCTCGGTGTTTTGGATATTGACAAGGTTATTCATAGGTTACTCCCAAATAATCGCCATTTGGCAAATCGTCAATGTAAATATTTGTTGGATTGTTATTTGCCATTTCTTGTAATTGGCTAATGACAGATTTTGAATTGTCAGATTTATTTGAATTGATAGAATTAAAATACCATTGGGCTTTAAAACTTTGCCAACCCATTTCACAGATAAATTCTAATGCCTGTGCTAAGCTGATATTTGCCAAATCAGATTGTTTAATAATTCCGTTTAATGCTGTTTTGGTTAATTTGGTTTTTCTGATAGCAAGAAAATCATTTGCCACTTGTTCATCAACACCCAAATTAATTAATTCATCTACACCGATAAAAACATTGGTTTTCTTTGCAGTCTTTTTTGTCTGTTGTAAACCTTGCGGATTTTGAAAAGTTTGGTTCTCGTATTCATGTGTGTTCTCGTGCGTGTTTATACTAACAGGTTCATTAATAGGTTTATTAATAGGTTTATAATAGGATTGGGTATCAAAATTGTTACCCCTTTGGTGCAAAAATGATACCCCTTGCGATACAAAATTGTTACCCCTTTGGTGCAAAATTGTACCCCCTACATTTTTGTCAGGGGTATCAAAATTGTTACCCCTTTTGTCATCATGAGAAGTATCATTTTCGATACCGCTTTGGGTGTTATAAATGTTAAGATGATATACCACAATTTGCTTTTGATATTTATTGCCAGTATCAAAAATTAATTCTAATTTTTGTAATTCTAATAGGCATTTTCTCACCGTTCTTTTATCCATTCTGGTCAATCTTGACAATGTTTCAATGCTAGGATAAGCCATAAAGTTTTCATTAGCAAAATTCGCCAAAATCATCAATAAAAGCGTTTGTGATGATGTGGTGGTTTTGTCTTGTTCTACCGCCCATGCAACTGCTTTAAAACTCATTTTCTCTCTCCTGTAACTTTAAAACCTGATTGTAATGTTTTGCCAAAAGTCCAATTGGTATTTTTGCGTAAAATATTAATCACTTCATGCAAACCAATATTGGCAGGATTTAGGGCGATATAATCATCCATGCTAATCACGCCTTGTTTTTTTAACAGTTTTTTGACCGCTCGGACGGTCTCATCGATGGTCTTTTTTCTTTTGGGCTTTTTCATTTTTGTGATTGGGGATATGCCATGCCCGGCTATCCATTCATCGATGACTGATTGGGGCGTGCCTGTGGGGCGGTAGTAGTCAGAGTATTGCTTAATCATGCGATAACCCCTTCATTGGCAAGTTTCTCAATCACCCATGCTTCGCCTTGGTGCGTGAATACGGCTTGGTCATAGCCCATCTCGCCCTGTATCATCTTGCCAAGCCCACGCTCGATGAACCAATGATTAAAGGTGCGTTTGTTGCGTTTGACGGCTTTGTTATACACGCCAAACTCGTCTAGGTATTTGTTTATACGAAAGGCGGATATGCCAATTTTTGAGCCTACTTGGCTTGCGTTCATGAGATTGGTGCGTTCTGCCACTAGGTCATAATGTCGCACTTTTGGAGCGTCCTTTTGAACTTGTGTCAGTAGTGCTTGTTTTTGCTTTTCGCTGTCTAGCAGGGCTTGTAGAGCTTCAATATAGGTTTGAGGCATGGTGGCGTGTAGGCGTTTTTCGCACTCAATAAAATATTTGCGTGCTTGTTTGCCCTGCTCGTTACGCTCAACCATTGAGAGTTCTTTTGCCATGTCTAGGGTGATGGCATACTCAATCAAGGTGGCATTATTGGCTTCCATTTTTTTATGGAAGCGGACAAAGTCTTGATTTTCCACAAAATCATAATCGGCAATGCGATTTTTTATCCATGTAGAAAAATCTTGACGGCTTTTTAAAAATCCGTGTAATTCACGAGCATTGACCGCTTGGGTGAGTTGATTATGTTCTTGCACTTGGGGTAAATTTGTCATATAATAGACTCCGTTGTTTGTAAAACACCGTCCAGAAGCTAATCCGAACAATGGACACCGACCCCTAGTTATCGCTAGGGGTTTTTATTTGTTCAATTTCTGCAAGGCGTGAGCATAAATCGACTGCCTTAAACTTACCATTTGTAAGCTTTTCCACTTTTAGGGCAAAATGCGTTGGCATTTTTGCCTTGCCATTTAACCACCGCCATACAAGCGTTTGGCTACACCCAATGGCATCTGCCATTTTTTGTTGTGTGCCGTAATGCTCTACAACTTGTTTGTAAATCATATTTTAATACCATAATAATAAAAAATCTTATTTTATTACTATAATCATAAAAAATCAAGTATTTTAGTAATTTTACATTTATTACATTTGTTGTTATAATTAGTAATATAGTAATTTATTAATGAGAGCATCGTCATGAATACACTTGCAGAAAGGCTAAAATTTGCCAGAGAAAAATTAAATTTGACACAGCAAGAAGTGGCAGACCGTGCAGGTATGAGTCAACCAACTTACTACAAAATTGAAAGTGGAAAATCTCAACGAACCACTTACTTAAATGAATTGGCTAACGTCCTGAAAGTAACCCCAAACTGGCTCGCCACAGGACAAGGTGAGATGACCGCCCTACAATCCAACATTAGCCCCAATTTTGAACCTGTCTCAGATTGGGATGACGGCACACCCCTAGAAGCGGATGAAGTATCTATCCCTTTTTATAAGGATTTTGGCGTGGCGTGTGGTCATGGTTCGGACGGTGTGGCTTATGAGAATGAGAAACGCAGACTTAGAATCAGCCGTGCCACGATTGACCGTATTGGCAGTTACAAAGATAAAATCATGGCAACACTTGCCGATGGCGATAGCATGAGTCCAACCATCAATGATGGCGATAGTATCTGGGTAGATATGTCAAAAGAGACCATCAAAGATGGCAAAATCTTTGTGTTTGAGTACGGTGGACTATTTATGTGCAAACGCTTATATCGCCTGCCAAACAACGGTTTGCGTGTGGTGTCGGATAATGCCGATGTCTATCCTGAATGGGAAATCACAGGGGAAGAACGTGAACAAAACGGCTTTAAACTCATTGGTTGGGTATGGCATTGGTCGGTGATGGAGCGATGGTGAGACGTTGGGCTTTAATCACCGCATGGGCGATAACGGCAGGTATCATCATCGCCACACTACTTGCCCTTGCTGTTGTCCGTCCTGTGTTTACAATGGCGATTATGTTCACGCCTGCTGTTTTGACGTTTATGCCACAGGTGATAGCATGGCAAACTACATTAATGGGGGCGATGCTATTGGCATTGATATCAGTGATATCACACCAAAAGATGGCGAAGTGTACGCCTTGTTTTTGGATGGTGATTTGATGATTAAGCGGATATTTAAAGAAGCAGGCGGAGTTATTCGGCTGTCTAGCGACAACAAGCAATACACTGATAAGATAGTTACCCAAGACAATGGCGATAGCCTGATTATTATCGGTCGTGTAGTCTATCGCAGTGGATGATGAAGTAAAATCAAAAAACAAAACGGAGTATAGCTATGAAAAAACTATTAATTGCAACAATGCTATTAATTAGCACGCCTGCCCTTGCTACCACTTGTAAAATTGTTGGTATAACTGATGGCGATACTGCTACTTGCTTGACCAGTTCAAAAAATCAAATCAAAATCCGATTTGACCAAATAGATGCACCAGAGAAAAAACAGGCATTTGGCACTCAGGCACGCCAAACGCTATCCAATATGATTTTTGGCAAACAAGTAACACTCAAAATTAAAACAACAGATAGATATGGCCGAACGGTTGCCGAAGTGTTTGTTGGTCATACCAACATAAACAAAGCAATGGTTGAACAAGGCATGGCGTGGGCTTATCGTGAATATATGACAGATACTGATTACCTAAGATTAGAGGGTATCGCCAAATCCGCCAAGCGTGGTCTATGGTCGCACCCAAACCCCATTTATCCACAAGATTTTAGGCGTGGCGGTTCAAGTGGCACGACTAAAACCAAAGTGAATATATCAAACCAAATCTCTAATAGTGGTGGTTCAAGCAGTACGGATAAAACCAAAGTAAGTACATCAAGTCAAAGCATCAAGCAATCAAAAAGCGGTGGTGGTTCATGTAGCGGTATCAAACGAACTTGTGGTGCTATGTCTAGCTGTGCCGAAGCAAGACGAGCATTACAATGCGGTGTTTCATCTCTTGATAGAGATAAAGATGGCATACCGTGCGAGAAGTTGTGTAGATAGATTGACTTCCTCCCCGCCCTAAGTGCGGGGATTCCTACTCCCAGACGGTCAAGCTAGACCGCAAGCCTAAGATAGTGGCAACCGCCCGTATGACACACCGTACATCTTAGGTTCTTATTTTAAGCTAATCCTACTGTTAGGATTGTCATAGACTTGTGGTTATGAGCCACACAGGCTACCAACTGCTCTACCCTGCTATGTATTATAGCAGGGTTTATTTTCTTTTTTACCTCCTATCTTTAAAATAATACCTTTTATCTTATTTATTACTTTTTTAATAAAAAATATTATCTTAGGCTTGATATATTTTATTACTTTGGTTATAATACCCCCATCAAGACGAGATGACCGCTTGAACACTATTTAATAGCATAAGACCCCCTTACCATGCAGGGCAAGCATGGAGCCTATTACCAAATAGGCAAAGCCCACACCACCGTGGCAGATAACGGAGTGCAGTTAATCAGCCATTGGCAACTTGTAAGCATTACTTAACAGTTGCCAATCACGGATTAACTTTTAGGAGCATATCATGCTACACATTGAAGATATCAGCCAAACTTATGAAGAAATTGCTTCAATATTATAAGCATTGTGATGCGTTTTACACCGCTTATCAAGCATGCTTTGATGATGACTTTGCATGGGGTCAGAGAACCTCACATTACTATTACACGAGGTAGTTATGAAATTAAAAGACTTAAAAAATCGCCGATTGGTTCGCTTCATCGGTGGTTTTGAAGTGTTTAAGGTAACACGCAGAGATACCGTGCCTTATGGCAAGATTGTTTATTTGCTAGACATGACAGGCAAAGCACGGTATGACTTTCGTACTCACAATCAAGACCGTGAAGTAAATTTGGAGTATGTATGAAAAAATCAGATTTGATTGGTGGGGCGATTTCATATATCGCCCTTGTTGTTATTGTGTATCAATGTATCTTTGGTTGGGCACAGCATACAGCAGATGATAACAGCCGTATCGCCCAAGAAGCCAAAGATGAAGCCAAGACCTATATCAGCCATTCCGATAAGGTTTTGATTGAAATGATGGAGGTAAACAATGAATGATAGAGTCTATCAAGACTACTTAGACAGCTTGCCTGATGACATCCAAGCACAAATAGAAAGCGACTACTACGAGTATGAACGCTATCTGTATGAGACAGGGCAAGCATTTGATGAGTTTCCGTTTTAATCAATCATTGCCAATTACCAAAAAAGTAGTTGGCAATCGTGGGTTAAACCAAATTTGAATAGGAGTATTTTATGAACCTTTATGAAATAAACAAAGCCCTAGCGGACAAAATGACCAAGCTAGGCGAGCTTTTAAACGATGGTGGCGAGCCTACCCAAGAGCAGATTGATGAATGTATTGATTTGCAGGGCGAATTGAGCGAAAAGCTAGTATCTTACGGCTTTGTCATCAAGAATCTATCAGGCGAGCTTGACAGCGTGGATAGCGAGATTAAACGTCTAACCGCCATTAAAAAAGCACGGCAAAACCACATTGACATTCTAAAATCAAGAATGCAGATGGCGATGACAGACAATAACATCAAAAAGATTGACCACCCTGTCATGCCCATCATTATCAAAAATAATTCGCCAAGCGTGCGTCTTGATATTGACCCTGACCATCTACCCACTCAATTTGTCAAAATCAAATATGAAGCGGACAAAGCGGCACTGTCTAAGGCGTTAAAAACTGGCGACGTGATTGATGGTGTGAGCCTAGAAGTCAAGCAGTCAATTAAAATTGGCTAAACCCTTTTGCAGGGCTAGGAAATCATGAGCCGAACAGCGGTTATTTTTCATATCTTAGACCGCCACGCCCTGCACCCTTTTTAAGATATGACAGGAGAAAGATATGAGTCAAGTTGCCAACCAAAACGATATTCACGGCTTTTTCAACAGCCCAATGGCACAACAGCAGTTACAGCAACTGCTAGGCGAACAAACCGCTAATTTTACAGCAAGCCTTGTTCAGATTGTCAATAACAGCAACATGCTTAAAAACGTCAATCCACACACCATTTTGGGGTGTGCTTTGACATCGGCAAGCCTAGATTTGCCAATCAGCGACAAATTGGGATATGCCTACATCGTGCCATACAAAGGGCAAGCCCAATTCCAAATCGGCTATAAGGGTTTTGTACAGCTCGCCATCCGCACAGGGCAATTTAAACGCATTGAAGCCTGCGGTGTGTATCAAGATGACAGCGAATATGACGTGTATCAACGTCTAACCAGTCTATTACCCATACCGCCCAAAGACGGTGTGCCTATCATTGGTTATACTGCCTATTTTGAGTTGCACAATGGCTATACAGCAAGATTGGCAAAGTCGGTGCAGGAGTTACAAGCCCACGCAACCAAATACAGCCAAAGCTATCAAAAAGGCGGCGGGGTTTGGAAAACCAATTTCCACGAGATGGCATTAAAGACGGTCATCAAGTTGCTACTATCCAAGCAAGCACCGCTATCTATTGCCAATCAGATGAGCCAAGCCATTGAAGCAGACCAAGCGGTCATCGTAAATGGTCAGTACCGCTATATTGACAACGAGCAAGACCAACCTCCAAAAATGCTTGATAACATAGTTTTTGAGCGAATGATAACGGCAATCCACACAGGTTATGATAGCCAAGGCAGACCGTTTGGCAAGAAAGAGGCAAGAGAATATTTGGATAAAAACAATTATACTCTTAGCCAAGACCAACAACAGAAATTTTTATCAGCGTAGGAGTTACATTGAAATGAATATTTTTTGTACTGCTTGTCAGTCAATAATAAAAGCAAGACTCACCACTGGTGCGGAAGTTTACCTACACCGAAAAGACTTGCATAACCTAAATTTTTGGATTTGCAATGATTGTAAAAATTTTGTCGGTTGTCATAAGTCAGGCAATGGCAAGAAACCACTTGGTAATATTGCAACACCAAAAATTAAAAAGATGAGACAACAAATCCATGCTCGCCTTGACCCGATTTGGCAAAGTGGGCGATACAAAAGAGCCGAAGTTTACAAGATTCTTAGTAATAAAATTGGCAAAGAGTATCACGCCGCACTCATTGCAAGTGAAGAAGAAGCTGAGATGGTTTTAAAGTACATTCAAGAATTGGAGCTTAATCATGAAGCAAAAATTTAAATTAGGCGATTTGGTTTACATGCCCTTGCGTAGCAAAGAAATTCATAAAATTACAAGGGTTGAACCCACTATTAGCCTTGGTTTTGGTTTTTTAGGTTGTACTTCATCAAAAAGTAATGGGGTAGGTGACACTGGCATGCAGGTCATTTTCCACGCCACCCCCGAAAACCACGAACTGCTTTGCAAGCTATATGGTGTGGTTTTTGAAGCACAACCAAAGCGTAAAGAGCCAAAAGAAGTGATACAGGCGATGCTGGAAAGCGGTAAATGGCATTTGGTTAATTATGTTGTTTATGGCAATGTTAAGCTAAAAAATAAAGTTATCACAAAAAGCCAGTATGATGCAATTGATTTTGATGATTATTTCAATAAATATGCTTATTGCAATGTTGAAGTAATTGACCCCAAAACAGGAAAAATCATCATCGATTTTGTGGACGGTGAAGAGATAACGAGTGAATGATGAAAAAATATATCATCATTGGATGTATCGGCATCCTATTGTTAAACTTATCTTTTGTATACATGTTCTTATTATTATTGGCCCAAATTCACCCTACACAAAATCAAAATATGATTTTCGTGGTTATTATTAGCTTATCATTACCGTTACTTAATATGGCTATTAACGGTATTGACCGCCATAAACGCAAAACAGGAGCAAATCATGGCAAGTATCAATAAAGTCATCATCGTGGGTCGCTTAGGTCAAGACCCCGAAATCCACCAATTTCAAAATGGCGGTCAAGTCGCTAATCTGTCCATTGCTACAAGTGAGCGTTGGACAGACAAGCAGACAGGCGAACAAAAAGAAGCCACCGAATGGCATCATGTCAGTCTGTTTAACCGCCTAGCAGAAATCGCAGGGCAGTATCTGTATAAGGGCAGTTTGGTGTATATCGAAGGCAGTTTGCACACTAGAAAATACACCGACCAACAAGGCATAGAGCGTTATAGCACCGAAGTGCGAGCCAATCAAATGCAAATGCTACCATCAGGTCAAAACAACCAACAACAGGGGCAAGGCGGACAACCCCCACAGGGCGGACAAAACACCGCCTATAATCGCAACCCTCAGGGGCAATGGGGCAACCAACCCCAACCGCCCCAAAACGGCTTTACAGACGGTATTCCCAATGAGTTCCAACAGTCCAATTACCAAACAGGACAACCCCCTGCCTTTCCACCACAGGGGCAAAACATGGGAAAGTGGTAACGCCACCGAGCGTGGCGGATGACCCATTTCCATTTTAATCATTTTGGCAAGGTCAAGCGTGAGGCTCGGGTGTCGCAGTGCGTATAATTCCCAAGCTGTGCAGGGTCGGAGTTCCGACCACCTTGCCTTTTTTAGAGTTAAACCATGTTTGTTCTGTATGACAAAACAAGAAAAGGTTTTGTAACTGGTTATCTTACAAAAGGTCAATTACACGGCATTGCAAAAAGTGCAATCCACACAAAGCCTTTTCAAAGCAAAAAATCAGCAAAAGAATTTGTTGGGCAAATTCTTGGAAACATTAAAAATCTAACAGACAAAGAAAGCTATAAGCAAGAGATACTTGATTATAGCGATGAATGTTTTGCAATTTGTTCTCGGAGCAAAAAATAA